CCTCAATCGCCTTGCGCTTCATTTCGATATCGGCATATATAAATAATTCTTTATATATTGACAAGCGCGCTTCAGCGTGATATAATAATTGGGTAAAGTATCCGAGTGTGCAGCACACAACTTATCCGAGTTACACAGCGTCATTTTGCCCATGGGGCGAAGTGGCGCTTTTTTTGATGCCAAGCTTTGCTTTAAGCACTATGGATGCTCTATAAAAAACGCGGGTAGCCCCCGCAGAAAGGACAATCTCATGGTCAAAACAATCATCACAGGCACCGTAATCTCCAAGGGTTTCGGCAGCAACCCCGCCATCTGGTTTTCGGAAGGCAACAAATCCGCCCGCTTCAAGGTCGGCTACAAGGTCTACGATAAGAAAGCGGAAAACAACACGCGCTGGATGGTATCGCTGTGGGCATAGCAGATGCTGTCATCGCATTTCTATGAGAGCCGCGACGGCAGCACGGCGGGATTTTTCGCCGATAACGTTCCGGCGGGAAAGCAAGTATGGGATACGGTGAATATGCTGTTGCGGTTGGAGAGGCAGCAGAGGTTTTAGCCGGGCCGGTACTGTTTTACATGATGTTCATATCACGGTGCTTGACCGCATAGATATAGGACATCAAACAAACAGGGGGACGGATACATGGAATTGCTAGAAGCTTATAAAGAAGCCGAACAGGGCATGCTTGCTGCGTGGAATGATGCGCAGGCGTTTTTTGATGAACACCTATCAAAAACAACCGTGTTGGACTCAGGCCCAAAACTGACATATGAGGCTATGATAGAGCGCGTGGAGCATTATTACCAGCAGCTTGATCGCCTGAGAAACACAATAAAGTTTGGGGATAAGTGACCGCAACAGTATATTATCAAAGCCCTGGCTCACGCCGGGGCCAATGCTCTTTTAATCTGTCTTTCTCCACACAGCAATTCCCATCGGTACCCTGCCTTCCAATTGTATGATTTCGCAGCCACAAAACCCAATTTCTGGAAGGGACATCTCGAACGCTTTGCTGTCAAACTCGCTTTTTGGCGATAAGCCCAACAGCTTGTACGCTTGTATTATGGCCCCGCCAATGCCGCGCAGATTTTTGATGTAAGGCGTCGTGACAATCACCATGGATTTTGCTGCGCGCCGCAGTTCCGCCGCCGCTTTTTCTGGTTCGTCAAGCAGATTCAGCACTTGTGAAGCAACCACCACATCATAAGAGCCATCCGGCTCACCGAGATCGTAGATGCTTCGATTTACAACCATGACATTTGCCGCGCCCGCTTTTGTAGCCTTACGCTTTGCCACTTTCAGCATATTATCGCTCAGGTCGGTGCATAGCACACGGCTTGCTTTATCGGCAACCGCGAGGCTGATCGCGCCCGTCCCCGCCGCCGCTTCCAGCACAGACACGCCCTGGGGCACAAGCTCCAGCACAATCTTCAACATTTCGCGGTACGCCTGCCCGTTCGCTTTCGCACCAATGTCATAAAATGGCGCGCAAAAATCCCAAAAGTCCATGAGACCGCTCCTTGAAGGCTTCGTAGTTGATGCTTTATATTGCCCTATCGATTTGAAGGTGCGTTATCATATGTGCATCCTTCGTCATAGTATAATGCGGGAGGGATGCCTATGGGATGGTTTTATGAGCTGAATCCAGTGTTGCAGGGACTGCTTGCCACGCTGTTTACATATTTTATAACAGCACTGGGTGCCGGTACGGTTTTCTTCTTCAAATCTATGAATCAAAAAATATTGGACATGATGCTCGGCTTTTCCGCTGGCGTCATGATCGCGGCGTCATTCTGGTCGCTGCTTGATCCGGCGATTGCGCTTTCCGACGAGCTCGGCAACAGCGCATGGTTCGCACCCACTGCGGGGTTTCTGCTGGGCGGCGGGTTCATTCTTGGCTCCGACACGCTTTTATCGAGAGCCGCGCTGTTCCAATCGAAGGGGAAGTATTTTCAGCGCAGTATCTTGCTAACCTCCACCGTGACGCTCCACAACATGCCAGAGGGCTTGGCTGTCGGCGTAGCCTTCGGCAGCACGGCCATTGGGCTCGAAGGCGCGACAGTATCGGGCGCGTTAATGCTTTCGCTGGGGATCGGGTTGCAGAACTTCCCGGAAGGCGCGTGTGTAGCAATGCCTCTGCGCAGGGACGGCGCATCACGCCTGAAAAGCTTTGTGATAGGGCAGGCTTCCGGCGCTGTCGAACCCGTGGCGGGTGTTCTCGGTGTTCTGTTCGCGATGACGATGCGCAGCGCACTGCCCCTTGCATTGTCCTTTTCAGCCGGGGCCATGATTGCCGTGGTCTGCTCCGAGCTAATCCCGGAGTCGTTCAAGGAGAACAAAACCGTTGCAGCCATGGGTGTCCTGTTTGGCTTTGCTATTATGATGGCGTTGGATGTGGCACTAGGATAATCATGAGACATAGCCACGCTTCCGCTTCGGCGAGGCTTTTTTCTTGTCATATCAGGATTTGTCCCGTACATACATTATACAGCATATCCCGGCTATTTTCAATGCTTTGTCCAAATTTTAGCGCCCGGTGGGTGATGGCATGACTAATATACAAAAACATCAAATTCTTTCCTTGCGGCAGGCGGGCCAGACCTTCACCCAAGTTGCCGCCGCCGTGAGCTTGCCCCGCAGCACCATAAAATCTTTCACGCGCCGGGAAGCGCTCAAAAAAGATGCACAAGCCAAAGACATCTGCCTGAATTGCGGCAAACGGTCATTCAGGCTCCCAAGATGAAGCCCCGGCAATCTGCGCCAGCCAGCAGATCCCCGAAGATATCCTGATGGTAAAGCTCGCCGAGGCCGGTGGTACGAAGGGCCTGAAGGAAATCTTGGTGCCGGGTCATTTTCAGCTTTCCTTTTTATATGAGGACGAGCGTGTGGTTGATGTTCCATGGCGGCATTCGTCGCGCCGGGACAGCTGGACTCCCGAGATGCGACAGGCAGTCAGCCAACGCAATTATGAACGCCAGCAGAAGGAGAAAAAAGATGCCTAACATCACTTGCATCCCCGCGACCGTTGATATGCATGCGAAAACGCCGTTGGACGCGCCGCGCAAAAAGAGACTGGCAGGCTATGCGCGGGTGTCGAGCGGCTCCGAAGAGCAGGAGTCCTCATTCGAAGCGCAAGTCGATTATTACACCAAAAAGATTCAGGAAAACCCGGATTGGGAATTCGTCGGCATTTACGCCGACGAGGCCGTTTCAGGCCTAAGCATCAAAAACCGGCCTGGCTTCCAGAACATGATCGCAGATGCACTGGATGGGAAAATCGATATAATCCTCACAAAATCGGTTTCGCGGCTTTCACGCAACACGGCGGATAACCTCGAAACGATCCGCGCTCTCAAAGAAAAAGGTGTGGAAATCCGCTTCGAAAAGGAGAGTATAAGCTCCCTCGACGGATAAGGAGAACTTTTGCTCACCATAATGGCCTCAATTGCGCAGGAAGAGGCCAGGAGCTTGAGCCTCAACGTCACATGGGGCCAGCGCAAGCGGTTTTCAGATGGGAAAGTATTGCAATTCAAGAAAAACATGCAAGGCGAATAAAGGCCGCAAAGCCTTGATACGCCTTGTTTTTTCGCTATTATGCCGTCTGCTTTCGCGGAACCCTCCCCCGCGCGGCTCATATACTGTAGTATTTGAGCGCAGGGGGTAAGCACATGGATGAGGGCAAAAAGAAAATTATTTTGCCGGAAGATTTGCAGATTGAAATGTTGAAATTCTTCCTTGAAACATCTATCCCGCGAAAGAAGATGCTACAGGAACAGCAAAAAGCGTTGGAACAATCCACATCTGAAATAACAGATGGGAGATTGTAACCATGGACATGACAACCGCAATTTACGAAAGAGTTTCGACCGAAGAGCAGGCGCAAGAGGGCTTTTCAATCCGCGCGCAGGAGGAAAAACTAAAGGACTATGCCAGAATCAAGGGCTGGCCCGTCTACGGCGTTTACTGCGATGAAGGTATCAGCGGGAAGAACATCACGGAACGGCCTGCTATCAATCGCATGATTGACGATATCAAGGCCGGGAAAATCAAAAACGTGCTTGTATTCAAGCTGGACCGCCTGACCCGGTCCGTTGCGGATTTGGTTTTCCTCATTGATTTGTTCAAACAAAACGACTGCGATTTTAATTCCCTTATGGAAAGCTTGGACACGTCCACCGCGTCCGGGCGGATGTTCATCAAAATCATTGGCATTTTCGCGGAATTCGAGCGCGAGAACATAGCGGAACGGGTGCGGGTGGGCCATGAGCGCAAAGCCCGCGAGGGCTATTCCAATTCCGCGCAGATTAACAGTTATGGCTACGACCGCGCGAACGGGCAGCGCATTCAAACGATAAATGAGGCAGAGGCCGCGATAGTGCGCGAAATATATGATATGTTTGTCAAGCAGGGCCTGTCATACACGGGCATTGCGAAGCGGATGAATGTGCGTAATGTACCCACGAAAAAGGGCGGGACTTGGAGTTCCAAAACCATTAAATGCATTTTGACCAACTGCAATTATGTTGGCAAAATTCGATACGGCACGGAGGACCCGGAGCGGTATTTTGAAGCGGACGGCCTGCACGAACCGATTATATCAAATGAGCAATACGTCGCCGCGCAGGATATTATCGCGCGCATTCCGGCGGTCAACAGGACAAAGCGGCCTCTTGATATTAATTTCTTCGCCGGTCTGCTGTTCTGCGAAAAATGCGGCTCGAAGCTGAACACGCAACAAAGCGCGAAACAAAAAGAGGGCGATACAAAAGTATACTCGCACGGTTATATATGCTATTCGCGGCACGTTAGCGCGTGTGACGCGCCTGCCATGCGGCATTATGCGGTGGAGGACGCTTTCAAGGAATATCTGCTGGGGGGCCTGCACGATTTGACGGTGGGCGACAAGCTGAAGCTGGAAGCGCAGGAACGGGCTAAGCGGGAAACGGCAGCGCAATTGGAAAGCTACCGCGAAAAAATGCGATTTTTGGACGCGAAGGAAAAAGAGGTGCAGGGCTTCTATCTGAGCGGCGAAATCCCCTTTGACGGCTACCGCAGCATGAAATCGCAGCTTGACGGCGACCGCGCCGCTATCCTTGAGGAACTGGCAAAGCTGGAAGCGTTGGAAGCGCAGGACAATACCCTTGTTTGCCGCGGAGATATTATGCTGAACTTTCAGGAAAATTGGGAGTATATGACCAACGTGCAAAAGCGGCAATTCCTAACCCGGTTCATCAAGAAAATTGTCGTGTTCAATGAGCGGACGCCGGGTGTGTTTTATGGCAAGGTAAGGATTAGGGAAGTGCAGTTTAACGCGGCGTGACGTTCTGGCGAAAACAACAAATAAAAATGCGCCGGGGGCCTGAGCCTCTGATGCATTTTAATCTTCTTCTACCACGCGCGGAAAGCCCTGAAACCAATGCATATCCGCGAATGCGTCAGCGGCATTGATATAGTAAGACGCAAGTCGCTCCATTTGCTTTTCGTCCGATTCATGCGCATAGTTGCCCTGCATCATTTTGTATACGGCAAAGGCAGTGGCTAAATTGTAATAGGCTTGTTCGTTGGGAACTTCTTTTTCCTTTGATTCGGCTGACATGGTAATACCTCCTATTATTTGTGTCGTGATTCAACTGAATAATGATTATTTTGCGCTGTAAACTCTATCGTTTGATTGTATTGTACTCCAAGATTGTTAGTAGCAACGATTTCAAGAGTGATTTTTTCATAGGCATCTATAATGATAGGGGCAAAAACATTGAGGATATTTCCTTTTATAGGGATCAGTTTTTCGATGACTTCCAGTTTCAACTGCAAATTTTCGTCTAACGCTTCCTTTTTAATCAATGCGTATTGGTCGAAATCGAAAACATAAGATAAGCTTACATCAATGGCATCTCCAGAACTTAGATAGTGAAATAACTTAGTGTGCTTGCTAGTTTTCAATTCGAGCGACTTTTCACCGACAGAAGCAAAATCAATATTGGCTTTCACAATCTCAAACGATATAAGGTCATATCCAATGTTTCTAAAAGTTACTATTGCGAGATGCGCCCACTGTCCCAATGGATTATCTCTGTTATTTGTGCTTTTTCTTGAGTCTAAAATCAATGAATAGATGGAATCGGTTATGACCTCTTTTTCTCCATTTGAATCTAAAAAGCTTCTTGAATCAAGAATGATCTCAGGGCCATCTGTTAAGGGTACGGAGGGATAAAACTTTAACCCTCCCTCACGTTCATCTGTTAATTCAATTTTGTCCACGATTAGAAAAGGTGAATTAGTTTTCTTTTCCTTACTGCTTCTAAAGATATGGCTACCAATAGAAAAAGCAAGTGCCGCCAAAGAAATAACAATGGGAATAATCTTAATCGCTACTTCAAATGCGCTCATTTGCACACCGGCCTTTCTCATGTTATTAATTAGTTGGAAAGCCCTACGTCTAGTGCATAGCTTGTCCTTAAAATCATTTTAGCATTTATTGGAGAAAAAAGCAAGTCCTTTTTTCGAGGCTACCCTGAACTTTTTATTGGAAAAATCTTGCTTTCTGGCAACCGCTGTGGTATAATCAAGGAAAATAAATATTGGGGTGATTATGTGTTTTTCAAGCCTCGAATCTTCATCAGCAGTACATTGGGAGAGAATCTAACTGTTCGGAATAGTATGGAGCAGCATTTCCGCAGTCTTGGGGCTGAGCCGCTTCTTTACGAAAAAAACCTAACACCCTCTACCATGCCATACACCTATCGAGCAGACATTGTAGAGGCTGATTTTGTTATTTTTATTATCAAGGATAAGTACGGCACAAAGACAAATAGCGGGCTTTCTGGAACGCACGAAGAATTAGAGATTGCTTTTAATGCGGATATTCCTTGTCATGTATATGTTAAGCTAGATTCAACGACACAAGGCGAGGAATCCTCGAAGGAACTGAGAGATTTTATTGACAAAAACCATGCGTCATATTACTGCTACAAGAATGACGATGACTTGCTAGAAAGAATCAAAGAAACGACGTTTACTATCGCGAAAGAGGCGGCTATAAGAAGTTTGACGAAAAAAGCACTTGATAAAAAAACATCTGCATCCGTTGCTGCGAATTATGATTATGATTGTGCGCTTGGCTGTATACGTATCATGGAAAGTCTTTTTCGGATTGGCAGGGCATATGACTTTATTGAATCGACAATTATGTATCGGTTTTCCCTACTATTCGTATCTGAGAATTGGACTTTTGTTGATAAGAAATTGGAAGAGAAATATAAACAAATTGGAAACCTAGTGAGCGAATTTACTGAACATCATTGCCATGATTATACTGCTACCGGACAAAATGTATATAACCATCCAGTTCCTAGCTTGGGAGATATCGGCGTTCGCTATAGTAGCCGCACACATCCAGATGAACAGTTAAAAGTAGATTATAAAGAGATAGTCAAAAAAATCATGGCGGCCTACGCTGATTTCTGTGGGTATGTTAAAGATATGAAATTCATAATTGACAAAATGAATTATCGATTTTAGGCATAGCTTTATTCACTCGCTGTTTCCTCTCTGAATAGGATAACAAGAAACTATTCAGGGAGTGAGAACCCATAGACACCGAAAAATACAACAACATCCCGCCCGAGCTACGCGCGTTACCCCAATGGGTAACGCACCGTGCCAAAATCCCATACAACCCGGCGACCGGCGACAAAGCGAAATCCGGCGACCCCACCACATGGACCACTTTCGCCGCCGCGCTGGCAGCGCTGCAATCCGGGCAATATGACGGCATAGGATTTGAGTTCCACGACAATGGCATTGTGGGCATAGATTTAGACAGCGCCATTGACGACAACGGCGCTGTTAAGCCGTGGGCGCAGCAGATTGTTGACCTGTTCGGCAGCTACGCCGAATACAGCATCAGCGGGCGCGGCCTGCATATTTTCGTGCGCGGTGATATCCCGGTGGACGGGCGCAAGAAAAAGCTGTCTGAGGCCGGGGAAGCGATAGAGCTATACAAGGCCCGGCGGTATTTCGCAATGACCGGCAACGTGTACAACGCCGCGCCCATCGAGGCCCGGCAGGCCGAACTTGACCGGGTGTACAGCAAATACTTCCCCGCAGCAAAGCCGCAGCCGGACCCGCCGCAACCCCCACCGCCTGAAATGGGCGGCAAGGATTATCTTGCTATCGGCCTTGAAAAAGACGCGAAATTCCGCGCGCTATGGGACGGCGAACGGCCCAAAGAGGATGAAAGCGCGAACGATATGTCCCTCATGAACAAGCTGGCCTATTGGTGCAACCGGGATATTTCGGCCATGATTGCGGCGTTCATGCGGTCCCCGTTTGTCGTCGGAAAAGGCGAAAAGCACACGGCGAAACTAAAGCGCGCGGACTATTTGCAGCGCACGGCGCACGAAGCCGCCGCCAAGATGGGCGCAACGGCAGCGCAGCACGACCGGGATTATCAGCAGGGCAAAAAGGCAGCGAAAAAAGATAGCAGCAGCGGCGGCAGCCTAAAGCCGGATGAATTCACGGACGCGGGGAACGCCGCTATTTTTGCGTGCCAATTCGCGAACAAGGCCGTATTCGTGCCCTCCATGGGCTGGCTTGTCTGGAACGGCAAGCAGTGGATTGACAATGACCTTGACGCGCTGGGCCTTGCCCTCGAACTGACCCGGGAAATGCTGCTGGAAGCGCGGGCCGAATGTGTACAGGCCAAGAAAAGCGACGACGCAGCCAAGCTGAAAGCCGCCAAGCAGTTTTACAAGCACATGCATACAAGCCGCAACCAGCCCCAGATTGAACGCCTGCTTGAATTGTCGAAATCGCATTTGCAGCGCGTTTTGGAGGATTTGGACGCGGACCCGCATATCCTCAACACGCCCGCTGGAATTGTGGATCTTAAAACAGGCAATATATCCCTGCACGACCCGGCGAAACTTTGTACAAAAATCACAAAGTATTCCCCCGGGGATAAAGGCGCGGATGAATGGCGGGATTTCCTCAAAGTCATCACATGCGGGGAAGATAAGCTCATTTGGTTTTTGCAGCAGTTGGCAGGCATGGCGGCTGTGGGCCGGGTGTACTGCGAAAATCTTGTGATTGCCTACGGCGAGGGCAACAACGGCAAGTCTACATTTTTCAATACGATACGCGCCGCAATGGGCAGTTACGGCGGCACAATCAAACCGGAAATCCTGACAACATCGTCAAGAGAAAACAAAGGGGCGCACTTTGCGGAACTCAAAGGCAAGCGGCTTGTCATTGCCGCCGAACTGGAAGAAGGGACCCGGCTATCCAGCAGCGCGCTAAAGCAGCTGACCAGTACGGACCCCATAGAGGCCGAACCGAAGTACAGGCGGCCGGAAAGCTTCACGCCCACGCATAGCCTTGTGCTGTTTACCAACAATCTGTTCCGCGTTGGGAACCGGGACAACGGCACATGGCGGCGCATTCTTGTTTGCCCGTTTGACGCGGAAATCAAGGGCGACAAGGAAATCATGAACTACAGCGAACAGCTTTTGGAGCGCTGCGGCGAGGCCGTTTTGTCATGGATTATCGCGGGGGCTGTGGAATTCTGCAAGTCCGGCCATAGGATTTTCGCGCCGGAAATCATCATGGAAGCAACGGAAGAATATCAGGATGATAACGATTGGCTACGGGAATTTATCGCGGAATGCTGCGAATTGTCACCGGCAGCGCAGGCCCGGGGCGGCGAACTCTACACGGCATTCAAGGAATGGGCGCAGGCGCGCGGGGAATACGTGCGGTATAATCACGACTTCACAGCGGAATTAAAGCGGCAGGGCTTGCGCAGCCACAGAAACAAGCACGGGACCCATTGGCAGGGAATCGCCGTGATTAACCGGGTGCAAGAGCATTACCGCTATTGCCCGCGCTGGGGCACAATGTAATATACTGTGGGTGGTGCGGTGACGCGCCGCTCTTTTTTTGCCCGGTGTCATGGGATGGCAAGGCATTCTATTCTTTTTTTATTCCCGCATACCGGCGCAAGGGGGAGGGGTAGGTTCCAATTGTTTTTTGAAAATTTTTTTGGGGCATGTCCACAGGTGGACATGTTACCGTCGTTCGGCCTTACGCATAAAGTGATAAGAGTATGCGGGAAGGGGGCAGCGGCATGGGCATTTTCCAGCGGATTTTCGGCAAGCAGAGCGCCGCCGGCGCGCACAGCGAAATCATCGAGGCCGGCGCGGTCCGCTTCACCGCATGGGCCGGCGGCGCATATGACAGCGATTTGTACCGGGAAGCCGTGGACGCTATCGCCCGGAACGCCGCAAAGCTGAAAGCCTCCCATGTCGTGAAATCCGGCGGCAACCAGCGCGGCGGCGGCGACAGCCAATTGAACCGCCTACTGCAAGTGCAGCCGAACCCGTATATGTCCGCGTTCGATTTGCTGTATAAACTCATAACGCACTACTTTTTATACAACAACGTCTTTGCATATCTGCACAAAGACAACAGCGGCAACGTCACAAGCATTTATCCTGTCCGGGCCAACAGCGTTGACTTTATCGCCGACGGCAGCAACAGCCTTTATTGCAAGTTCTTCTTTGATGGCGGCAAAACCGCAACCCTGCCTTATGCGGACATCATACATTTGCGCCGCCATTTCAACAACAATGATTTGCTGGGCGAAAACAACAATGCAATCATGCCCGCGCTGGAACTGGCCCATACGCTCAATCAGGGCATTGTGCAGGGCATTAAGAACGGCGCGCGCATTCGCGGCGTTCTGAAATTCGACCAAATGCTGCACGGCGAAAAATTAAGCGAAGAAAAAGCGAAGTTTATCAACGAATATCTGAGCATGAACAATGACGGCGGTGTGATTGCAACCGACATCAAAACACAATATCAGCCGCTGGAATCGAACCCGGCCATTGTGGATGAAAAGCAAGTCGAGGCCGCGAAAACCAAAATATATGACTATCTGGGCATTTCCGCAAAGATTGTGAATTCCTCATACAATGAGGATGAATGGGCGGCGTTTTATGAAAGCGTCATAGAGCCTTTAGCGGTGCAAATGGGCCTTGAATTTACCCGCAAAGTGTTCACGGACCGGGAGCAGGCTTTCGGGAATTCCATCTTGTTTGAAAGCGGGCGACTGCAATTTTCCAGCAACGCAACGAAAGTAAAGCTGATTGCGGAACTGATACCCTTTGGATTGCTGACAATCAATCAGGCATTGGAGATTTTGAATTTACCCGCCGTTGCGGATGGCGACAAACGCCTGCAAACGCTCAATGTAGTTGACGCTGATAAAGCGAATATCTATCAAATGGGGGAAAGCATTGAAAGAACATAGAGTTGCTACTATTACAACCGAAAAAGCTATGACAATCGAGGGTGTGCCCATTGTTTTTGATGTGCCCGCCGTCATTGACGACCCCGCCGGGAAGTATACGGAAATTATTCAGCGGGGCGCACTGGATGGCGCGGACCTGAGCGAATGCCGCCTGTTTTACAATCACGACATGAACCGTGTGCCGCTGGCGAAATCGCCGCATACAATGCGCTTTGAAGCAACCCCGCAGGGCCTGCAAATGACCGCCGAACTGCCCGACACCGAGGCCGCGCGGGAAGTCTATACCGCCGTGAAGCGCGGCGATCTGTCCGGCATGAGCTTTGCTTTTAAGGTCCCGCCCGGGGGCGACAGCTACGACCGCGCAAGCAACACGCGCACGATTCACCGCATTGAAAAAGTTTATGAAATCTCAATCGTGCCGTTCCCCGCCTACCCGAAAACCAGCGTTGAGGCCCGGGCGACCATGAACATTGTACCGCAAACAATCGCGCTTTGCAATGACATTTTGAAAAAGGAGCCTATTGTTATGACTTTCGCAACCGTTTCCGAGGCATTTAACCATTACCGCACGGTGAGCCTTGACGATATCGAGCGCCGCGCCGCCGAAATCAAACAGGCAATTGAAGCCGATACAAGCACCGATTGCGCCGCGCTGCACATCGAGGCCGAGGGCCTGCGGGAAGCCCGGGCCAATATCGCCGAGCGCGGGGAAAACCGGGGCGGCTTTAACCCCATCACCGGCATGAATTTTGAAACCCGGGCAAGCTTTGAGGCCATCGGCGGCAATGTGTTCAGCAGCGCGGAATACCGCAGCGCGTTCTATAAAAAGCTGCTGGGGCAGAAACTCAACACATTTGAGGAAGCGGCCTTTGCCCGTGGGCAGGCTGAAATGCGCGCCGACTTCAACACGACAACCGACAGCGCGGCAGTGATCCCCACGCAGACGCTCAATGAAGTTATCTCAAAAGCGCGCAAAATGGGCGGGCTGCTGAGCGTGTGCCGCAGCTTCAATATACCGGCGAAAATCAGCATACCTGTGGGAACGCCCACCGGCGCGGCGGCATGGAATACCGAGGGCGCGGAAGTCGAAAGCAGCAAAACAAGTGTTGCGTCCGTCAATTTTGGGGCCTTTGAAATCCTGAAAGTGTTCTCCATTTCCGCGGCGGTAAAACGCATGAGCGTCCCGGCCTTTGAAAGCTATCTGGCTGACGAGCTGGCCGCGTCCGTCATGGCCTGCCTGGCTGACGGCGTTGTCAACGGCACGGGCAGCAACCAGGGCTTGGGGATTCTGCCCGGCATTACATGGAAGGACGGCGCCAACGCGCTGACCTACACCAGCAGCAGCACGCCGTCCTATGGCGATTTCCCCCGGGCGGTTGCGAAACTGGCACGGGGCTACGCCAACGGCGCGCGCTGGGCCATGAATAACGCCACGCTGTTCACCGGCGTGTATGCGCTGACGGACAACAACGGCAGGCCCCTATTTGTGCAGAACCCGCAGCTTGACAGCATCGGCAAAATCCTAGGCTTTGACGTTGTTGTTGACGATTATCTCCCTGACGATACAATCCTGTTCGGCAATTTTCATTACATGGGCTACAATCTGCCGGAAGGTATCGCCGTGGAAGCAAGCACGCAAAGCAGCTTCAAAAGCGGCAGAATTGACTACCGCGCGCTGGCGATTGCTGATTGCAAGCCGATTGTCGAGGAAGCATTTATTAAACTGTACAAGGCGGCGTAATATGGTTACGATTGAAACCGCGCGTGAGTGGCTGCGGCTGGACGGCACGGACAATGACGCTATCATTGCCGGGCTGCTGGCCGCCGCGCCCGGCTATATCGAGGTTGCAACGGGTATTCCGGGCTATGCGCAGCGGGATATTCCAATGGTTGACGTTATCACGAAATTCCTGATACAACTGTGGTATAACCCGGACGGCACGGACACCGAAAAGCTACAACATGTAATTGACGGGTTGTTAAAATCGTTGTCGAGGCTAAATTTATGAATTTGTCCTCGTTTTATTGGTCCAAACAATGGCGCAAAACATCACAACTTTATATGCAAAATCAGCATGGAATCTGCGAACGCTGCGGCGGACTAGCGCATATAATACATCACAGGGAGTATTTATCCCCGGCGAATGTCAACAATCTTGACATTGCTTTGGGCTGGGATAACCTTGAAGCGCTGTGCTTTGAGTGCCACAACAAAGAGCACAAAGGCGGCGCGACCACCGCGCGGGGCTTGATATTCAACGAAAACGGGGATATCGTGCCGCTATAGGCGCTGTGGGCCTGCGTGTGGAATCGGCCACCTTGCGCAACTTTCGACAAATACCCCCCGGGTGCTGGGATTGCAAGTGCCTTGCTTCGCACCGACACAGGGGCTTACAAAACCTCTCCCTGATTTTTCATATAAGGGGAGGGGTAGGTTCCGTTTTATTATCAACATTTTTCGGGGTGATTTTTAGATGATTTCCGCAGAGATTGAGCGGTTAAATGATATTATTGATTTAATTCCGGCAGAGAAGAAACCCATTGCGGCGCAATTGCTGAAAGAGCTTGTTTTTATGAGCGAAACCCTTGAAAACCTGAAAGCCGCAATCAAGGACAAGGGCGAAATCGACCTGTTCAAACAGGGCAAGCAGGAGTTCTACCGGGAAAGCCCGGCCATGAAAACCTACAACACGACCGTGCAGCGCTACGGCCTATTATTCAAACAATTCACTGACTTATTGCCCAAAGCGGATAAAGAAAACGAGCAAAGCGAATTGTTTGAATTTCTGAGGGATGAAGAATGAACGCGATACAGGAATACTGTGGATATATCAATGACAATCCCGCCGCCGTGTCGGTACGCATACGCAAAATCTATACACAATTGGCCGCTGACAGCGTAAAAGCTGACGGCGATTTTATCTTTGACGAAAAGAAAGCGAACAAGCCGATTGCGTTCATTGAAAAGTTCTGCAAGCACTCAAAAGGCGAATGGGCCGGGCAAAGCGTAAAATTGGAACTGTTCCAAAAGGCTTTCATATCGGCGCTGTTCGGCTTCGTGCATCGTGATACCGGCCTGCGGAAATACCGCGAGGCGTTTTTCATGGTGGGCCGCAAAAACGGCAAGTCAACGATGCTGGCCGGGCTGGCGCTGTACATGATGATTGCGGACGGCGAGGCCGGGGCCGAGGTGTATTCCACGGCGACAAAAAAGGACCAGGCGAAAATCATTTTCGATGAAACAATCAACATGGTATTGCAAAGCAGCGAGTTAAAACGGCACTTGAAAAAGCGCAAGACTGATTTGTATTTCCCCGCCGCAATGTCTAAATTCGTTGCGCTGGGCAAAAACTCTGATACACTGGACGGCATGAACGCGCATTGCGTTATCATTGACGAACTCCACGGCGTAAAGGACCGCAATTTATATGAAGTCATGAAGCAATCGCAGGGAACGCGGCGGCAACCGCTGCTCATTATGATAACAACCGCCGGGACCGTGCGCGAATGCATTTTTGACGACATGTACAGTTATGCCTGCTCTATCGTTGATGGTACGTTTGTTGACGATACGTTTTTGCCGATTATCTATGAATTGGACGACAGGCAGGAATGGCTGGAGCCTGAAAAATGGGTGAAAGCGAACCCGGGGCTGGGCACAATCAAAAAAGTTGCCGACATTGAGGCCAAAGTGGAGCGCGCGAAAAACTCCCCCAAAGATTTAAGCGGCATTTTGTGCAAAGACTTCAATATCCGCGAAACGGCGGGCGGCGCATGGCTGACTTTTGACGACATCAACAACGAAACGCTGTTTGATTTATCACGGTTCCGGGGCTGCTACGCAATCGGCGGCGCGGATTTATCCATCACAACGGACCTGACTTGTGCGACCGTCCTCATGATGGACAAAGCGACCGGGGATTTATTCGTGCATCAAATGTATTGGCTCCCCCGGGAAAGCCTGCTGGAACGAGTACAACGCGACAAAATCCCATATGACAAATGGCTGGACCGGGGCCTGCTGCGGCTGTGCAGCGGCAATTCTATCAGCTACGGCGACATTACGGCATGGTTTTTGGAGATGGTCCGTAACCACGGGATAATCCCCGCATGGATTGGCTACGATTCATATTCAGCAAAGTATTGGGTTGAGGAAATGGAATCGCATGGCTTTAGAATGGAGCGCGTTATTCAGGGTGCGAAAACCTTGTCACTGCCCATGCAAAAGCTGGGCGCAGATTTGCAGGCAAAGCGCGTTTGTTACAACAACAATCCTATCTTGAAATGGTGCTTGACCAATACCGGCATACAAACCGACCGCAACGGGAACATTGTGCCTATCAAGAACCAGTCCAGCAAACAGCGCATTGACGGCACAAGTTCGCTGCTTGACGCTTATGTGATTCTCATGGACAAATACAATGAATTCAGGGGGGCGCTGTGATGCAGCACAGGGAAAATTCAAAACGGCAATATTTGAAAGACAAGAAAATTATACTCTATCGCGTTGAGCATGTCAATGACAGCGCGGGCTTTTCTACGGCGAAATATACGCCGGTTCACGCCGGGCAGCTATGGGCCTATGTGCGGCAGCTTTCGGCCCGGGAATTCTACGCCGCGCAGGCCGTGCAGCGATCCGAGGATATGCTGTTTGTCGTCAACTGGCGCGCCAATATGTCCCCGGATTGGCTTGTCCGATATCGCGGCGTGTTTTACGATATTACCCGGGTTGATACCTTCGAGGGCTACAAACAGGATTTGCGGCTCTACGCCGCAAATCTGGCGGCGCAGCCGGGCGAGGGGGATTTGTTGCCCTTTGAGGGCTGATGGTGCAGGGCGCGCAAACCGTTGTTTATAGTCAACTAACCTGAAAGATGTTCTGCACAGCCTTATCAAACGAGTTGAAGCTTGGCAACAGTTGACGAAGTTTTCGTTTAAGCCAAGCCCACTTGTTTTCAATGGGATTCAGGTCTG